ATGGTTCCCCAATTTTTCCATAATAATAAACCAATCGCAATTAAAGCCGTTATTGCCAAAATTACCAAACCAATTGGGGAAGTTAAAAAAGCAATAACCGCTGATAAAACCGTTCCCGCTGAAGCAATTCCTAAAAGTAATGGTATCAATGCCATGCCAATTCCAATTAAAATACCAAGAACCGTTATAATTGCAACAATCGTTCCCGCCAATACGGGGTTTTGAGTTGCCCAATTAGCAACAACCGTTACAAATTGCGCAACCATTGTAAATAAAGGCGTTAATGCTTCATTCATTGCCGTTAATGCATTATTCAATTGAACTTGGGGGGAAGCATCAATTTTTTTAGTTGCTTCAGCTAAATTATTTGTTCCTTCAGCTAAAGCAACTTGATTATCTTTTACGCCAAGGATTGTATCAGTTATTTTACTTCCTTGCTCTTCCCACATGGTTCCAAAAAATTTCGTTCCAAGTTCGTTGCGCTTGGTATCATTTTCAACTTGGGACAAGGCAAGGGCAACATCCATCATGGCTTGCTTTCCTTTATCCCCGCCTTCAGCCATGGCTTGCCCCCATTTTTGAACTTGGTCAACGGTTATATCAGTTCCCGCTAAACTATCAGCAACCGCTTTTGGCACTTCAGCCCCAAATTCTGCTAATAGAATTCTTCCTTCTTTTAATCCATCCATTAAATTATCAATATTCCAAGAACCCGTTTGAATTCCTGAAGCAAAAATTCCTTGAATTTCTTCAGCCGAATAGCCCGCCCTTGAAAGTTGTTGCCCGTATTCGCTTATAATATCAAGTTGTTCTTCAGGAAAGCCCATATCAAGCAAAGTTTTAGTCATGCCAAGCGCTTCTTCATGGCTCATTCCAATGCCTTTAGCCATTTCATTTGTTTCTTGGATTAATTCAGTAAAATCAATAGTATTGTAAGCCTTGGATATTACGCCCGCATATTTGATAATTTTTTGATTTTCTTTATCTGAAATATCTCCATTTAATTGAAATTGGCGCCTAACCCCCGTTAAAGCTTCTTGGGCATCAAGTCCATAAGCTTCAACGGTTCTAATTGCATCATAAACCGCTTTTTTTGATTCATCAGGAACATTCATTGATACATCAATTTGGGCTTTTAAATCGCCCATTTCAAGCGACTTACCAACAAGGGCATCAAGTCCAAGCCCCGCACCAATTCCACCAATTGCGCCTTCTAAACCGCCTAATTTATTTCCAAGCTTATCAATTGCGCCTTCAGCTTCGCCCGCATCACTTGAAAGCTTTTGAAGTTCTTTTCTTACGCCTTTTATTGAAGCTTCGCCTGAATCTAATTTATTTAAAGCTTGTCGAATTTCATCAACATCAACTGAAGCCCCAAGCGCATCTTTTCCAACTCTATCAAAAGCCCTTTGCAAATCACGACTTGAAGCCGTTCCATTTTGAATGCTTCTTACTAATTTTGTTCCAAGAACATCAGCATAATCTTCAAGGGTTTTACCTTGCGTTGCAAAAAGCTGATTTAATTGCTTTGTACTTGATTCAACTTCATTTTGTTCAGCTTTTAAATCAGCTAAAGCATTTTCAGTATGGCGTAAAAATTGTTGGGTATCTTGCAATTCACGTTGGAACGCTCTATATTGTTCTTCTTTAATATCGCCTTTTTCAAATTGTTCTTGAACTTGGGCTTCAGCTTCTTTTAAATCTTTTAATTTCTTGTTTGTGTTTTCAATTTGCTTATTTAAAAGTTCTTGCTTTTGCGCCATTAGTTCGGCATTGTTAGGGTCAAATTTCAAAAGGCGCTGAACATCTCGCAATTCGCTTTGCAAAGTTCGGCTTGTTTTATTTACACCTTGTAAAGCTTTGTCTAATCCTACCGTATCCCCGCCAATTTCAACCGTAATTCCTTTAATGCGTTCAGCCATTTTTTTCACCTCACAATTTTAGAAGTTATCAAAATCAGCTTGCGTTGCTCTTCTTGTTCTTTTCCTTTTTGGATTATGGGCTTCAATCCATTCTTCAACGTAATCAAGGCAATTTCCAATAGTCATTGCTTCCAAATCTAAAAAAGTAAGATTACATTGATAGCAAATAACTTGGAACGTTTCAACGGTTATGGGTTCAACTGATTCGCTCGTATTTACTTTTTTTTTGTCGTTTGGATTGAAGCAAGAAGCATATCTTGTAATTCAGGAATAACTTCAGTCATTGGAAATTCATCAAATTGTTCAAGCCATGCAATAGGCTCTGGAATAGATGAATCAGCCGTTTTTGCCAATATCCAAGCAATATTATAAAAAACCTCAAAGTCAAGCGCTTCAAGGTCTTTTGCTTCAATATCTTCTTTATTTTTGTTAGCAAGGGGCGCCATTTTTAAAATCTCTTTGAAATAATCTCGCCCAAATTGGGCTTTATATCTTAATGGCGTTGCCCCATTACTTTTAAATCTTATTGCTTTGCCATCAATAGTTATAGTTTTTTCCATCTAATCAAATCCTTCTTTATACTACTGCGGGTAAATAAACGGCATTATACCAAGCATTGTAAACTAAATCAGGCGTTTCAGGCGTTGTTGAACGCTTAACAACTCCATCTTCAGGGCGGGGCGCTGAAATTAGGCTTAATTCTTGCGTTTGCGGTTCTGCTGATTCAGTTTTAGTTGCTGAAGTTAAAGAAGGGCGGGTTACTGTACAATAATATAAACAATGGCGAACCGCTTTAATATCGCCATCAAATTCAAACATGAAAGCAATCTTTTTTGATTTTGTTGAAGTATTTTCTGTTAATACGTTATCAGTTCCTTCAAGCGTTTCGCCTAATACATCCGTTCTAAATTCTTGCGGAATATTGGCAACCGTTAAAGAAGTTTCATATCCTTGATTACTAACCGTTGTATAGTAAAGAATATCATCAGCATAAAAATCAGTTGTTTCGCCCCTTGGGTCTAATGAGATTTCAACGGCTCCTTTTAATGGAACGGGCGCCCCGTAAGTAATAGCCCCATCTTCGCCTTCAGTAATAATTGCATAATGCGCATTGCGCAAACCAAAAACAACTTTGTTATCAGCCATTTAAAATAACCTCACTTCATATATTTTTTGATATATTTGTTCTGAATCAATAAAAGTTTCAGTTGTATAATAAGGCAATTCATTTTGATTTAAAGCTTCTTCAACGATTGCTTCAGCTTCTAAATCTTTTCGCTTTGTATATAGTTCAATTTGCGCATTTTGAACTTGTTTATACACTTGGTTATCAGCGTATAAATTTGAAGAATAAGTTGCTAAGTAAGCAATAAAAGGGGGGCTTGGCAATGGTTCATTTTCAGATTCAACAAAATGCGAATAAGCAACGGGAAAGCCCGTTGCTTCAAGAAGTAAATGAAGTTCTTGCAAGTTCATCTTTTTACCGCCTTTTCAACCCGCTTTAAAAAATCTTTTACGGCTTTTTCTTCATTAGGGCGAATATGAATTCTTGGTTGAACTCGCCCGCCATTTATTTTTATATGTCCTTTTTCTAATAAATGGGTTAGTTGATAATCTGTTTTATTGTAAATAATATTTGATTTTTTATATTTCTTAATGCGCCAACCTTTTTCATAATCGCCCGTTTTTTCAGGGCTATCATTTTTTACATTTTTTTGAAAAACTTTTGATACTTCATCTTTTGCAATAGTAATATCTTCAGCAACATCATTTGCATAGGCTTTAAGCGCTTTTTGAATTTCGCCCGTAATTCCTTGTATTTTAGTCACCTTGTTTTTCCTCGCAATATAATTCTATAAAGCCATCTTTTCGCCCAAAAGTTTTATAAATGCTATATTTCAAGCCCTGATATTCAAGATATTTTTCTTTGTCATAAGAATCAGCATCAACAATAAGCATCATATCAGGCTTATGCCCCGCTGAACCCGCTGAATTAAATTCAGCCCTTGTTATTGAAAGCTTTGAACAAAAAACCATAAAACTTTTTTCGGCCAAAATAGATTGCCCTAAATCATCCTTACTTGAAAAGGTTTGAATCAGGTTGCAAACATCATCTAAAGAAATATATTGCGGGTTCCCAATCGCTGATTTAAACGATACCATTTTGTTTTGCAATCCTTTCTTCAATGATTCTATTGCGCAATCTTGTTTGAATATTGTTAGCAAGGGGCAAATCTTCTTGGCGCTTGCGATAAGTCCAAGCGCTATAATCCACTATTAACATTTGGTCACTAGCATTATTTAAATCAAGTTTAATTCCTCGTTTTTCAATTTCGCCAATGGTTCCTTTAATTAATTGAATAAAAAAGGCATCCCGCAAATTATGCTGAATGCCTAAATCAAGTTTTAAAAGGTTTATAAGAGTATCCATTTATTGCCCTTCTTGATTTTTCGCCTTTGCTTTTGGTGCTTTTGTTGGTTCTTGATTCGCTTCAATGTTATAGCCTGATACTGAACTTTTAAGATTTTTTTCAAGTTCAGCTTGCCCGCTTTGAACATTGGCTTGTTTGATAGAATGAGTTTGCTCTTGTTGAACTTGCGCATTTTGAGCAACTTCGCCCGCTTGAACGGCTTCAGTATGATTATTTTGGGCTTCAGTTACGCCCGTTTGTTTTGCTTGTTGATTCATTGCTTTTTCAGCTTCAAGCGCTTCTTGTAAAGAAACAACTTTACCATTTACAATTGTTTTTGCTTCAGGGTGTACATTTTGTTGATTCATTTTTTCGTTTGTCATTTTAACCGCTCCTTTTAATTTGAGTTTATAAAGATTCAATTGCCCATTCTAAATAAACAAGGGCTTTTTCTAAATCTTTTTTCCCGCCTTTTAAACGATACCTTGAAACATACTTGATTACATTGCCCAAGCAAAAGCCAATAAATTCTTCAGGGGTTAGAATCTCTTTTATATAATCAATCGTTTCAATAGCCCCTGAATTATAATGACTTGGGTGAACAACTTCATTTTCATTATTTTGCACTTTGTCCACCTTTTTCAGACTATTCTTAAAACGGCTGCCTAATTAAACTGCGGGCGTAATTGTAACTAAAGCAAAAGCTTCAGGCTTTGTTGGCTTGCCATCGAATCGCCCTTTACCTCTAAACGCCATTTGGTCTTCAACAAAGCGAACGTGTTCAGAATTATCAATAGCAATATTTTCACGTTCAACAAGTGTATATTGGTCAAAGTCACCAAATAAAACTTCATCATTTGCCATAGTATTATTGAATGTTACGGGAATTCCAAGAATATCAGGGCGGGTTAAATTAGGAAGTTTCCCAACAACTTCGCCATCAGCATTTACATTAATGCTCATTTCAAGGAAATGGGCGTAATAAGTTGAACGCTTCATAACCGCTCTAATTTCGCCAACTGAATCAAGCCCCGTATCAATTAAACCAATAGGCTTTACAAATTCAACAATTGGCGAACCTTCAGCAACATCAACTTGATTTCCTACTGGAATTGAAGGAATAATTCCCGTTGGTTGCTTACCAACCGCACCCGTTCCATTTAAAATAGCAATATCAAGGGCAAGGGCAATGGCTCTTGCAATTTTCTTTGAAACATATTCATCAAGGTTAATAACTGAATCTTGAAGAAGATAATTATCAACAAAAGTTACTTTACCAACTTTGAAGCCATCAAAATCTAAATAAGCAAGCGTTCCAACGTCACCCGTTGGCAAAGATGCATTTTGTTCAACCCAAGATGCGGGCGTTGTATCTGTATCAATTAAAACCCTTGCCGTTCCTTTTACTTGAATCTTATCTACTAAAGGATAAAGCGTTGAATAATCGCCCAAAATATCCATGATACGATTTACGATTACTTCAGGAATTGTTAATTCCCCGCCCGTTACCGCTCTAAGGTTTTTGAACTTCTCGTAAAACTCAACAACTTCTGAACGCTTGTAATATTCGCCCGTTTTTAATAACTCTCTTACTTGTAAACGATTCATAGGTTCAACTTCTCCTTTTGCTCTTTTCTTGTTATCTTGGTTTGCTTTTGCTGAACGCTCTTTAACATCTTCAAGTTCAACTTCTAATTCTTCAATTTCAGCTTCAATTGTTTTCTTTTCGTTTTCAATTTCTACATTATCAGCATCAATTTTATTAATTTCAATTTCAACCGTTTTAATATCATCATCAGTTTTTGCTTCTTCTAATGCTTGTTTTAATTCATCACTTCTTTTAACTAAAGCTTCAGCCTTGGCTTCAATCTTTTTTAATTCTTCTCTTTTTAGTTCAATTGATTTTGCTAATTTTAATTGCTTTAACATTTTGTAAAGCCCTCCAATCTTTTTTGCAAATCATTTTTCTTTTGGTCAAGCTTGCGCTTTTCAATTTGTTCAACTTGCTTGGCTCTAGCCTGAACGCTTGTATTTTCATAGGCGGGAAAAGTTACAACGCTGACTTCATGCAAATCAGCTTCATTAATTCGCCATCTATAACCGCCTGAAGCTAGTTCTTCTAAATCTTCGCCCACAATATTAAAACCAAATGAGCATTGGTCTACATCGCCCCGTTTAACTAATTCAAATAAATCTTGGGCGTATTGTGTTTTAGGAAGGCGAATAGATGCAAAAAGCCCTTTATCATCTGTTTTCAATTCTAAAGAACCGCTTTTATTACGCCCTAAAACATATTGGGTATTATGATTCCATAAAGCCCGTATATCGTTATTTAAAGTATTATCAAAAGCGCCCCTTGATATAATTTCATGAACGCCCTCAAATAATTCTGTTTCACTTTCATACAATGCAAAATAACCTTCAATAATCATTTCATCAGGCGCTTCTTCTTGCCTAGTCACTTTGAAGGTTGTCTTAAAATCCCGTTTATTCATTTGTTCCGCTCTCATTCTTATTGTCACCCCCTTTAAGCTTCTTTTGATTCCCAACATCAGCAACGGGAATATAATTTTCTAAAACAACATAATCATTTAACCCATCAACGGGGCTATAATCAAAAGCGTTTCTTCCTTCATTGCGGTTAAGCATTCCACCCGCAACCATTTCTTTAACATGGGTTGTTAATTCGCCCAAGTCGTATTGCATCAGGCTCTTGAAATTAAATTTAAAATACCAAGTAGGCGAATAAACTAATTTCTTTGTCATTTCTTGTTCAATGCTTTTTGCAATTGGCATAATAACCGAATTAATAAAATTGTTATATTCATCTTTGTTAAAATTCCCAACGCCAACCATAAAAGAAGGAATTCCAAAAGCTGAAGCAACCGCTTTTTTATCAAGCGTTATAGATTCTTGAATTGCTAAATCCTGAAGCGATAAAGGGCGAACTTCTTTAACATCAATTTCGCTTGCGGGAACAATCCATGGTTCCCCGTTTTCAGTATCGCCAACATAAGAATTTAAAATCTTTTGGCGCTCTTCTTGTACTTGCATTCCCTCGGCATCAGATTCAACTTTAATAATTAGGGAAGGGCGCCATTTGCTTTGCAAAAATCCTGTTTTTGTTGTATTGGCTTGAACTAAATTTGCAATGGCATCTTTTACAATAGGAATAAATCCTTGCCCCTTGAAGGGAAGTAAATCATCAGGAATTAAAACAAAATGTAATAACTCCATTGGGTCGAACATCTGAAGCTTATATTGAATGGAATAGCTTTCATTATCGCCATTAAAAATAATTCTGTTTATATCCCAAATTGTAAGATTGTCAAGAAGCCCATCCTGAACATTTGGATAAACAACGCTATTTCCATGGGTTAGCATATCGGCAACAATTTTATAAATGAAGTTTTTTCTTATCATGTAATTGTTGGGGTAAACATCAACTTTTTTTGCTAGTTCATTTTTAAGCCGAATATCTCCATCTTGCGAATTCTCCATTAACATAATTGTCATTGAACTAACCAAATCAGCTATTTTGTGAATACACTTTTTTACTTCTTCATTTTTGGTAATAGGTAAATAACCGCTTGGCAATAAAATATTTTGGGCTTCTTCACCTTGAAGCCATAAAGCAACGGGCGAATTTGTTCTTATCTGTTTTTTCCTTTTAAACAATGGCAATATTTCACCCCCTTAAAACCAAGTATTAATTTTCTTGCTTTTATCTCTAGCAATGATTGCTTGCTTAACCGCAACAACCGTTGCATCAAATAAATCAATCCTGAAGTTTTCGCCAACTTTTTCAAATCTAACTCGCTCTTCAGCATCTTCATTTGCTTTTACGTTACTAATGCAATATTCAAAAGCTTTATTTGAAAGGAAAGTAAATTGCTTTGCTTTTATTTTGCGTTCTATTTCCCTGAAGGCTTCGCTCTTTTTCCAAAATTGTTGCCCCGCTTCTTCCATCTTGAATTTTTGCTTTTCCATACTTCGCACAAAATCCCTTGAATTATATTTATCAAAAGCAACGGCTTTAATTTTGAAGCCTAACTTATCCCGCATATTTTTAAACCATTTAACAACTTCTTCATAATCAACAAGTTCTGAATTTGTCATTGTCAACCATTTCTTTTCTTCCCACCAAAAGAAGGGAATATTATCTTCTTCAGCTTTTGCCTTGGCTTGCGTAATAGGAATAAAGCCATGACTTATAGTAATATCTATATCTTCATAGCGCCCATAAATACAAGCGCCCGTTAAGTCGAACATTTTAGATAAATCAGCCCCGCCAAACCATTGAACATTAGGAAGCTTGGCCAAGGCTTCAAGGGGAATAGGTTTATCTTTTAATTTCATTTTCGCCTGAAGTTCTTTATAGGCTTCTTCATCAGAATATTGAACTTCGCCAATATCAAAATAAGCGCTCATTGTATTGGTATAAATATTTAATGATTTATTTAAAAATTCGCTTCTTGCGCTTGGGTCGTTTTGCGCTTGCATCGCTTCAGCTTCAATATCTTGGGGGCGAATTGTAACCCCATAATTAGGATTAGCTTTTTCATGTTCTATTGGGTTTGTATAATCGTCAGGGTTATCAGCTTTTGTTATAAAAATAAAATATTGTTCATCTTCAACTTCTTTATTTAAAATCTTTTGGCAATATTGAAGGCGCTGATAACAAAAAGAATTCATGTTACTTCCAGCCGTTGTTATTCCAATCAACAATTTATTTACATAGGCTTTCATAGCTTGCTTATATACAAAATAATCATTGGCGCTTTTATAGGCGTGAATTTCATCAAGAACAAAAATATTACCGTTCAGCCCATCAGCCTTTTTTGCATCTGAAGCCAAGGCTTGAATTTTAATAGCGCCTGATTTTTTTCCATCAGCATCATAAAAAGAACGATTTATAGAATGCTCGCTATTGTTATCTAATATCCTGAAGTTTTTCTTTTCGCCCATGGCTTCAAGATTTTCAAGAATGTTATAAAAAGCTTCAAGCGCTCTATCCAACTTTGTTGCAATAATATAAAGAACTGAATAATAATTTCTTTCCAACAAGGAAAGCGCCCAAGCAAGGGCGCTTGCAAAAAACGTTTTAGAATTTTTTCTTGGTAGAAAAATAAACGCTTCTTTATATTTTCTTTCATTGGTTCCTTTTAAATAAATTCCCGCAACGTTGTAAATTATGAACTTTTGCCAATCCTCTAAAAGATAGGGTTGCCCCTTGGCGGTTCCTTTAATATGAGTAAAAGTTTTTTCGATTATCTGAATGCAAAATTCCGCATCTTTATGTTTTAATTCATATCGTTCATCATTTAAATCATCCAAAAATCGTTGGCAAGCTTGTTTTAATTCTTTGCAAGCAACTCTTTTTCCTGAAATAACTTCCTTCGCATATGTCAAAACGACATTAAAATTTTTATGTTCCAAAAGTATTCAACGCCATTTCTAATTTACTTACTTGTTTTTTCTCTTTGCTCATTTCATCATTCAATTTTCTTAATCCTGAAGGCGTTAAACCTAAAGCATTGGAATAAGAAAGAATATCTTTTCGCAACGATTCAAGGGTTGCAATCATTGGGGAACGCTTTGAATTATTGGCGCCCGTTTTTTCTTCAACTTTGTAATCATTCTTTTTAAATTCTTTTTCAAGCGTTTGATATTGTTCAACTAAAGAAGCATAAATTGAAATTGTTGTATCAAATTCAGGCTTATACACTTCTAAAGCCTTCATATTTTTCTTGGTTCGTTGCTCGATAAGTGACATAATTTCACCCCCAAACTTTTTTAGTTTTATGCATGAAATAAGAAAATATTTTTAATTTTTTTGCATGGTCGGAAAAGCT